GCTACTGATCTAAGTAACGATCCGTGGTACTCACCAGCAGGCTTCAACAGAGGACAAGTAAGAAACGCTGTTAAGTTGGCCTGGAGTCCTAATAAGACTAACAGAGACGAACTTTACAAAATTGGTATTAACCCAGTTATAAACAGCCCAGGAAACGGTATTGTACTCTTTGGAGACAAAACTCTATTAGCAGCACCTAGTGCGTTTGATAGAATTAATGTTCGAAGACTATTCATCGTTCTTGAAAAGGCTATTTCAACAGCAGCGAAATTCCAATTGTTTGAATTTAACGACGCATTTACAAGAAACCAGTTTACATCTATTGTAAATCCTTTCTTAAGAAATGTACAAGGTCGTAGAGGTATATTCGATTTCAAAGTAGTTTGTAACGAAAGCAACAACACAGGTCAAGTAATTGACGCAAACGAATTTGTTGCGGATATCTTTATTAAACCAGCAAGAAGCATAAACTTCATTACATTGAACTTTATAGCTACTAGAACAGGTGTTAACTTCGAAGAAATTGGCGGTTAACTTATAAATAACATTAAACAATAGGAATAGGAGACTATAATGGATGTAAATCAATTTAAAACAGCACTGAAACAAGGTGGAGCTCGTCCTAACCAATTTAAGGTAGGACTTCTCTTCCCAGACGGCGGTTCTAATGCCGACGAACAATTATTGGTTACTGGCGCAGCAATTCCAGCTTCTACAGTTAACCCTGTAATAACTCAATACAGAGGCAGGGAAGTTAAATTTGCTGGAGAAAGAATTTTTGATCCATGGACTATTACCATTATTAACGATGCAAAATTCAGCCTTCGAACTAGGTTCGAGGATTGGATGGAGAAGATTAATAATAAACAAGATAACGGGGGAGAAGTAGAATGGGAATCGTATCAAACGGATCTGACTGTCGAACACCTAGATAGGAACGATGCAGTAATCCAAACATACTCACTCATTCAAGCTTTCCCAATCAATATGTCAGAAATAGCATTACAATATGCACAGAACGATATTATTGAAGAGTTTACGGTAACATTCCAGTATCAACATTACACTAACGCAAAAGCCTCATAACTTTAATGCTTAAGGGCATACAAAGAAACGGGATAAAATAATTATGGATTTATTTGGGTTTGAAATAAAAAGGAAGAAAGATGCTACAGGCGAAAAGTCGTTTGTAGCGCCTTCCCAAGACGATGCAATAGAAAGCATCCGGGCCGGTGGGTATTATGGCACTTACATGGATTTGGAAGGTGTCGCCCACACGGAGTCTGAACTCGTTAAAAGGTATCGTGATATAGCAGCAATGGCTGATGTAGACACGGCCGTAGAAGATATAATTAACGAGTCTATTGCACAATTGGAGAATGAATCTCCCGTCGAACTTAACTTAGACGATGTAGAATTGTCGTCAGCAGTTAGGAAATCAATCCAAAAAGAATTTGAAGAACTAAAGAACATGATGGACTTTAAGGAAAGAGCCCAGGATTACTTTAGAAGATGGTACATAGATGGCAAATTGTATTTTCATAAAGTCATCGATATGGATCAACCTAAAGACGGGATTAAGGATATTAGATATATTGATCCTAGAAAAATTAGGAAAGTGCGTGAAGTTAAGAAGGAGAAGAATCCTACTGGCGTATTATTTGTTAAATCTGTTGAAGAGTTCTTTATCTATAACGATAAAGGAGTAACAACAAAACCAGGTGCTTATGTAGCTCCTGAAAACCAACAAGGTTTAAAAATAACAAAAGACGCTATAGCATACGCACCAAGTGGTTTGGTAGATCACGATAAGAATATAGCATTGTCGTATCTACATAAGGCTATTAGGCCTGCAAACCAGCTTCGTATGATGGAGAACGCTGTTGTTATATATAGAATAACAAGAGCACCTGAAAGACGAATATTTTATGTAGATGTTGGTAACTTGCCGAAGATGAAGGCAGAACAATATCTAAAAGACATCATGGATAGATATCGTAATAAGTTAGTTTACGATGCTAACACAGGTGAAATTAGAGATGATAAGAAGTTCATGTCTATGTTGGAAGACTTCTGGTTACCTAGAAGGGAAGGCGGAACAGGAACAAGTATTGATACATTGCCAGCAGGCCAAAACCTGGGGCAGATTGAAGATGTAGAATATTTTCAAAGGAAATTGTATCAGTCATTAAACATTCCTGTATCGAGATTAGAACAACAGGCTGGATTAAACTTTGGTAGAGCAGCTGAGATAAACCGAGACGAGATGAAGTTTACAAAATTCATCATCAAGTTAAGAAGAAAGTTCTCAGTTTTATTAAACGATCTTTTAAGAACGCAGCTCTTACTAAAAGGTGTTATAACAGAAGACGATTGGGATTCTATTAAAGATGATATAGAATACGAATTTGCTACTGATGCCTACTATACAGAATCTAAAGAACAAGAGATTTTACGAAGTAGGGTAGAAGTACTAAACGGTCTTGCTGCTTACATAGGAACATTTTTTAGTAAGCGTTACATACAAAAGAATGTATTAATGTTAACTGATGAAGAGATAGATACTATTGAAACTGAACTCCTAGCAGAGCCACAGTATCAAAGACAGTATCAATGGTCGCCACTTAGTGCAGTCCCACAAGACGCACCGAATGGTGGCGGTGATATAAGTAATGAAGTACCAGGAGAGGGTAACCCTGTACCTGGACCAGATAATGGAGCATAAAATGGCAGAAGATAGAACAAAAGAAGTTAATGATTTTGTAAGCGATATACTTGCAGGTAACTCTGCGGAGGCACAAGAAAAATTTAACGACCAGATGGCATCTAGAGCCGGAGAGGCACTAGACGATCTAAAAGCATCACAAGCACAAGATGTTTTTAATAAACATGTTGTAGATCCGAATATGGAACCACAAGGTGTTAGTTTAGAAGACTCACTTGTTGATATAGATACTACAACTGGTAGACCTGTAGGGGAAACGAATGAAGACATTTAAAGATTTCAGAGGCGGGACAATTACCGAGAGTCCTGTTGATGGTGTCGCTAAAGGCTCACTAGAAGGTGAAGGCCATATGTGTGCTAGTAAAATATTCCACAAAGAGTGGAACGAAGGCAAAACTATCATAGGTGAACACGCAGAACCTGTTGATGGGAAGGTTGCATGGTATAAAGTAATGTTTGAACACGGTATAGAAACAGTTGAAGTGGATGACCCTAATGTAGAAGTTCTAGAAGAGAACGCTCATATGAATCACAAATCAAAACAAAAGTATAACTTACCAAAATAAAAGGAATAACAAATGGCAGTCACAGTAAACAATTTAAAACTCACCCAAGTCCAGGGTGTCGTTTCTGTTAGGGGTACTGCAGCAACCGGAACAATTGCTTTAGCAACAACACTAAAGAAATCTACTGAGACTCAAAGCTCCCCAGCAGTAAACATTAAGGGACTACATTGGACTTTGTCTAGCGGTGCTAGTGCAAAGGTTCAACGAAACTCCGTTGTACTATACGAACTACTCGAAAATGGTTCATTAGATATGTACGGATATGTCGATAACTCAGAAAACACATCAGATATAGAAGTAGTTATAGCCGGCGGGAATGGCGGAACTGTTATAGTTGATTGTGCTAAAGTTTCTGGTTACGGTTCACAACAACATCAAGATGCTCCACTAGACACAGATGACGCAGGTGCTGTCTATGACGGCGGATCATTAGGTTAAGGAGAAAAGAATGAGACTTATTAAAGAGTTTAACGAAAGTATCAATTACATTACAGAAGAAAGTAAAGATCCTAAGAAACCTAATGTATTCATTGAAGGAGTATTCTTACAATCAGATTTAAAGAACAAAAACGGTCGTGTATATCCTAGAGAGATCATGCAACGAGAAGTCAACAGATATGTTGAAGAGAATGTTAAAACTAAAAGAGCTTATGGTGAATTAGGACACCCTGATGGCCCAACAGTTAATTTAGACAGAGTATCTCACATGATTACATCTCTTAGAGAAGACGGCAGCAATTACATTGGTAAGGCCAAAATAATGGATACACCAATGGGTAAAATTGTAAAAGAACTTATTAGCGAAGGCGCTCAGCTTGGAGTAAGCTCCAGAGGATTGGGCTCTTTAAAAGAGAGGAATGGCATTAATGAAGTACAAGATGACTTTATGCTTGCCACAGCAGCAGATATTGTTGCAGATCCTAGCGCTCCAGACGCTTTTGTATCCGGCATTATGGAAGGAAGGGAATGGGTTTTTGTTAATGGTAAATGGACTGAACAAGACATCGAAGAGTCACAAGCAGTAATTAATAGTGCTTCACAGAGAAATCTAGAAGAAGCTAAATTCGCTGTTTTTAGTAATTTCTTAGATAAATTGTCCAAAATATAATAGAAATCTTTATAAATATAAATAGTTTATTAGATTATATTAAAATTTAAATAATCCTAAATAAAAAAGGAGAGTAACATGGGAGTAGAATCCAAAATCAGAGAACTGTTAGAAGGTAAGTTGCAAGACGATACCGTAGCAGTTATAGACGAGCAAGTCGCTGGAGATCAACAGCCACCTAGACAAGGTAGCAGTTCAACAGCTAATTTGCCAACGTCTTCAGCGGATGCACACCGTCCGTTAGATAAAAAAGCTGGCGACGCTACACCTCCCCTACAAGGCTCTTCTAATCCAAACCCTGAACAACAAGACCTAAGTGGTTCTGATACAACAGGTGGATTAACAAGCCCAGTAGGAAAAGCAGCATCATCTAAAGCTTCAAAGGCTCCCGGCCTAGAAGGTGAGGGTGCTGGTAAAGCTCCTAACTACAACGACCAGGAAGATCCTAAGTCAGTAGTTAATCAATCAAGCTCACAAGGTAACAGAGGACCAATTGGTGAAGACGAAGAAGTAGAAGCAGAAGAAGAACAAGAAGTTCTAGATTCTGAAGAAACTCCAGAGGAAGACCAAGAAGTCGTTGCTGAAGAAGAGACTGAAGAGGGAGTAGAGGAAGCAGAATATGTTAACGAAGGTGAAGAAGAAGACGAAGACGAAGAAGTTATTGCAGAATCTGAAGAAGATGAAGTAGTAGCAGAAGAAGATTCTGAAACTGAAACACTTTTTGAAGAGGACATAGCTAACCTTTTTGCCGACGAAGAGCATCTTTCAGAAGAATTTAAAACACAAGCAGCTTCATTATTTGAAGCATCGGTTGTGGCTCGAGTCAATCAACAAATGGAAACCATTGAAAACGAACTTGTTGAGGAAGCCAATAAGGCTTTTGACGAAGCAAAAGAGAAACTCGTAGAAAATGTAGACAAATATCTGTCCTATGTGACAGAGCAGTGGCTCAAAGAAAACGAGTTGGCTGTTGAATCTGGCCTACGCAGCGAAATTACTGAATCATTCATTAATGGAATGAAGCAGGTTTTCACAGAACATTATATTGATGTTCCTGAAGAAAAATTCGATGTGTTAACAGAACAACAGGCACAAATAGACGAACTGAAATCTAAGTTAGACGAAGAAATCAACAAGTCTATTGAAATCAGCGAAGAGAGAGAACAACTACACAAGGAAAAAGTTTTCCGTTCCGTGGTTGACGATCTAGCTGAAACAGAAGTAGAGAAGTTTGCAGGATTGGTTGAAGATGTAACATTCGACAACGAAGAAATGTACGCTTCGAAACTTAATGTTATCAAGGAAAATTATTTTCCTAAAGCGAAAGCTGATGATAGTGATAAGCTAGAAGATAGCGTTGATCAAGGAACTTTAGCAGACAACACCGTAATGAGCAGATATGTACAAGGTATTTCTCAAGCAGCGAAGTTTGATAAGGTTAAAAATTAATTTTTTTATAAATAATTAAGTTATAGAAATAACAAACAAAGTAAAATAAGGAGAAACTGATGTATCTTTCAGAAGAACTACAAAAGAAGTGGCAACCAGTTTTAGATCACCCTGAACTCACTGAGATCAATGATCCATACAAAAAAGCTGTTACCACAGTAGTACTCGAAAACCAAGAGAAAGCTCTCCGTGAGGAGAAGGAAGCTCTTTTCGAGGCTACACATGCTAACCAAACAGGCTCTGGCGTTGATAACTATGATCCGATATTAATATCGTTAGTTAGACGTGCTTTGCCTAACCTTATGGCATATGATGTTTGTGGCGTACAACCTATGTCTGGGCCAACTGGCCTTATCTTCGCAATGAAGTCTCATTACAGCACACAAGCTGGAACAGAAGCTTTATTTAACGAAGCAGACACTGACTTTTCAGGTGCAGGTACACACGCTGGAGCTAATCCAGTAGACGGTACTTACACAACTGGAGCAGGTGTATCCACAAGTACTGCAGAAGGTTTTGGTGATTCAACTACACTTAATGAAATGGCGTTTTCAATCGAGAAGACAACTGTTACGGCTAAGTCCAGAGCGTTAAAAGCTCAGTACACCGTAGAACTTGCTCAAGATTTAAAAGCTGTTCATGGTTTAGATGCGGAATCAGAACTAAGTAATATTCTTTCACAAGAAATACTTGCAGAAATCAACCGTGAGGTTATTAGAACTATTTACAAAGTAGCAAAAACAGGCTCAGCCTCAACTGCTACAGCTGGAACATTTGATTTAGATGTTGACAGTAACGGTAGGTGGTCAGTAGAAAGATTTAAAGGTCTTTTATTCAATATCGAGCGTGATGCTAATGTTATAGCACAAGACACAAGGCGTGGAAAAGGAAACTTCATCATCTGTTCATCAGATGTTGCTAGTGCTCTTTCAATGTCAGGTGTACTTGACTATGCACCAGCTTTATCAACTAATTTAAATGTTGATGACACAGGTAATACATTTGCTGGTGTTTTAAACGGTCGTTATAGAGTTTACATAGATCCATATTCAGCAAACACAGGAGCTGCTAGCCAGTTTTATGTTTGTGGTTATAAAGGCACTAGCCCTTATGACGCTGGTCTATTCTATTGTCCGTATGTCCCACTACAAATGGTAAGGGCTATTGACCCAAGCACATTCCAACCAAAAATCGGATTCAAAACTCGATATGGCATGATCGCTAACCCATTCGTAATGCAGTCAAACGGAACTACGGATGCAGACACATTTACTGCAGATCGTAACCAGTACTACAGATCCGTTAAAGTTACAAACTTAATGTAATTTTAGGTCTAATTTTCCGAAAGGAATTCTAAACGGGCTCCCAATAGGCAGCCCGTTTTTTTGACTAGAATTTATTTTTGATTAACAAACTCGTTTAGTTTGCTGGCCACTTCAATAACTTCTTCAGCAGTTATATGTTTAACCATTGGGAATTCAGGATAAGGAATATCCTTTTGATCTTGTGCTCTTTGGACAGCATTGTGATATGCGTCGATTTTAAGATTACGGTTTTGCTCGATTATACATTGAGCTTGGTTTAGTAAGTCGGCTCTTATTTCAAAGCCTGATTTGTTTTCTGACATTTTATTCTCCTGTGTGTGTGTCATGTCCGTTGTGGACATTATTATTTATACAAAAGGTATTCGTCCTAATTGACTTATGGTTAAATAGAAAGTATTATAAATACTAATAACCGAGGTACTTATGGCATATTCAAAAGAAGTAGTAGAAAGATTCAATGATGTTTTGAACAAACCACTGGAACACGGAGTTGGAAGATTTGATCCTAAAGATCCAAATGTTGCTACAGGAATGACTGGAGCGCCAGCTTGTGGAGATGTGATGAAG